AGAACTCAATTACACGGGCTACCTCTCCGTCAGGGCTTCCCTTATGAAGTTCAAACTTGTTGTAAACAGATTCGTTGGTAGTTAATATTGCTATCAATGAAGCTGACATCTCTGTAACCCGTTCAGCGTTGACCGATGCTTGCATGCGAATCTTGGCTTTACCGTTAGAGATGTTGTGTACCAACTGAGACAAGGGCTTAGGGTCTTTGTTACCAATCTCGTCGACCCCAAACATAAGGTTCTTCAAGCCGAGCATACGACCAGTCAAACCATTGTCCGTACTCTCAAACACGCTGAGTGCGTCAGGGTCTCCAAAGGTACTAATGCCAGCGTACATAGCTCCAGTCTTAGCGCAACCTGACCGACCAAGCAAAGATATAACAACGCCTGGGGTAGACATGTAGGGCATGAGTGTTGTACCAAAACCAGCTAGGCAAGTCATGGCATGCAGTTCAAACCCTGGGCGGTTAAGCTCGTTAGCAGACTCTTGCCAGCGCTCATACGTGCCTACAGGCTTAAAGTGCTTAACTACACCTCTAATGTAGGGGGATACAGGGGCTTCTACAAACTCTTTCTTGTAAGTTATTTCACGCTCGCCAATAACAAAGCTTCTTGTTTTCCACTCATCGGTGTTGTTTACTGCTGACCAGCCTAGTTGCATACGCATCTGTTGGGCTTTGCCTATATTAATCATGTACTGACTCCATTTAACAAGGTACTCTTGTATGTTGTTGATATATTTAGGGGTATAGATTACTTGGTGAAACGATAGTGTCTTCTTTAATTCTTCTAGCGCATACACTGACTTCATCGGCAGTAAGAACTCTTTGAGTCCATCATTAGGAAGAATCAAATGCATGGTCATACACTCACCGTCCAACGGGCTAAACAAGCGACGTACTGGGAATAATAGGTGGGCTAGTATTTCTACAGGGTCTTCGTAACGCACCTGACCTTTTTTATCGGTCTTTGGGGGTGGGTTGTAATAGACACCTCCAGTTTGTCCACGGCTATATGGGCTTAAAAATTCTGGGAATTTTGGAATTTTTTGGGTATCCGATGCCTCCCGAATTGGTTCCGCTTCATAGGTTTGGGTTCCAAGGAGGGCATTGATTTCTGCGGCGCTTGGTTCTCCTGCGACTGGTTCTGGGTCAGCTTCTTTAAGTGCTTTTCCCAATACAATGGGGGTATGGATTCTTCCACGATGTTTGCATCCTTGGCATCTGTCTGGGTGTTGGTTGGCTAAATAGTCGCAAGTCTGTGGCTTGCCACGCTTAATAAACTCAAGTTTTTTTTCTTCTACGGCTTTGGCTGTATAGTCTGGGTGCTCATTAGACACCTCATGAATCATCTTCTCGCCGTCTTTGCAGAAGTAAGCAATGTTCATACTGGAGAACCAGTCGTCGTAGCCTAGCGTAGTTGCGTTTTCTAACCAGTACTTAACTTGGTTACAGCCATCTCCAGCCAACGAACGCTCAGCAATCTTGTAGAAGTCCCACTCAAAGTTATCAAGCTTCTTCATTGCCATTGTGTCTTCGTCTAACCCCTTGCGTACATTAGCCAGCGGGTCAGTTGACGCTACGTCTGCGCCTAAGAACTCTTTAACCTCATCCCAGTTATAAATAGAAATCTCATTGCCGATAACAGACGCAAGTTCTGGCGGATCAAACTTGTAGTTAAACGTGTCTGGGCAACGCATGATGCGAGCCGCATCTGCCATTACTGACGGGTCGGCAGCTATCTTTCCGAGTACAAACGCCTTAAATTTTTGGGCATAAACAAGGTACTCATCAATAGGTATGTCCCTATCCATAATCCAATAGGCATGCATGCCACCACCAGAATCAATGCAAACAGGATCAGGCAAACCTGTTTCATCAAGGAACTTCCGTAAGGCTGTTTGCGCCTCGCTTTTGTTGGCATAAGCTTTGCCCTCCCCAACGTCAAGGTCAATGAATAATGAACGAAAGAATAGGCAGTTGTCAGCTTTTCTGCTGAACCCATCATAACTACCTGGTGCTACAAATACATTTAACTTCTGTCCTTTGAATTTATCTACTAATTTAAATACATCTTCAAGTGTTTCAGCAAAGCGGTTAGTTGTTTTCTTTGTCTCTTGATCTATACCGCTCACACAATAAACACCCTGCGATGGCAATGCTTTCTCATAAAATTGTTTTAACATATGCGCAGAGTCTAAAAAGGCGGATTGCTCCGCCTAGGTTATTGGGTAGGGATTGCTCCCCGTTGTTTAAATCTTTTCGCCGATCATGTCCTCTAAGTATGCCTTAGCGTGAGTGGTGTTTTTAGCTGGGAGTAACCCTTTGGCTGTATCACTTTCTACTAAGTCTGTGAACACTTCGACAAGTTGTTGATTCTTAAAGCGGATAGGTTTGCCACGGAACCAGCTATAGAGCGTCATCCTAGTTACCTTTAACGCAACAGCTACATACTTAGAGGGTAAATTCGCTTGTATGCATGCTTTAGCTAAAGCCACCCCAGGGTAATTGGGGTTAGCCTTACTGACTGCGTTGATTAGTTCTTGACTGTATGTCCGTGGCATTTTTTATCCTTGCTTCTTAGACCATTTTTTAACAATATCCGATACATCGGATGCTTTCTCACCTGCGGCAGCTTTTGACTCCCGCTTCTTTGGCTCTTCAACTTCTACTTCAGCTGACACTGACGCTACTGCAACTTCTACGTCACCCGTGCTATCTGACTGAAATACGTTCAGCTTGATAGCTGCTTCTGCCGCTGGGCTTTTAGCTTGACGAGCAATGATCTCCAAGTCTGCATCAGGTACAGCACCAACTGGGGCAAACAAAACCTTTGGTGTAGGAGATTTTGTATCGAAAGCCATCTTAGTAACCACGCGGCCCGCTGACACATTGTGTGACGCTAGGTGCTGGATATACGGACGGAAAGGCCAACGACCATTATCTTCTTTACCAAAAGCTGAAGTTGCTGGGAGGACTAACTGCATTACATCACCTGCTGGGTCATTCGGTAGAACGACTGCGGTACGCCACGACAGTTTGCACTTTGCGCCAATCCCGTTATCTCCAGAACCTTTTGCACTATTTGGGCAAGAGTTGCAGCTAGAAGCTACTGGGGTTTTAACGTCAGCATCAGGAATCTCTGAGTCAGATGACCAGCAAGCTGGGCTAACCTTCTCGCCTTCTCTGTAGCCTTTGTCGTAGTACATACGAGATGCCTTGTGCGCCATCTTAACAATAATGACGTTCATAAAGCGGTCTTCAATAGCACCAATCTCTTTGCCACCCGCATACTTACGGAACACGCTACCTTTAATAGATAGACGTTTATTACCCTGACGATTACCACCAGCGACTGCTAATGTGTCTTCGTCCAAACCACCTACTGTTGCCAATGCGCCAATAGCGCTTAAATTCACTAGATCTGTACTCATGTAAAACTCCTTATTTAACTAAATTTAACTAATCCGAGGTTGGCTTATAAACAACAGCCGTAAATTCCCTCATTACATTCACGCCAGGCGGCAAGCCATCACTTGCATGCTCAGCCATGAATTCTTTAAAGTTTGTCTGGTGAATTCGTGTCTCAAATAATTCGGGCATTTCATTCTCCATAACAAACTTACGAAAGCTATCTCCATCTGATACTGTGTAGCGTTCGTTTAATTTCTTAACCACTCTGCCTTGAGCAGTCTTAATACTTGTTGCATTTGTTTCGTTGCAGATAGCTAGCATCTGTTGACCCAGCACTGCCAAGTCATTTTCAAAAGCCTTATCTTGCACCTTCCACTCACCTGCAATTCTTTCACGTTCATTTCTTATTGTCAAGTAAGTTTTTACTAATTCATCTAAATTATTTTCACTCATCTTTTATTCCTAACTCTTCTTTGTACAGGTCAACCAGCTTCTCATGGCTAGCAACTTTCCCTTGTAACATCTGATACATTTTGCGTTCTACTTCTGAACCTTGTAGATGCACAACGGTCATGCTATTCACTTGCCCAACACGATCTATGCGGGCTACGCACTGCAAATATGTTTCCACACTCATCACTGGAGACCAAAACACTACTGTGTTGGCGGCAGTTAGAGTCACACCATGCGATGCAGCTTGAGGTTGAATAATTAGAACTCGTGGAAATTCTGAGGTTTGGAAACGATTAATTAGATCGCCTCGCTCTTTTGCTCCTACGTCTCCGCTAATAATTTCATTAGTGATACCTTCTCCTTGTAAATGTTTAGAAACTAGCTCAATAGTGTGACGATAAGGAACAAACACAACGACTTTATGTTCCGTCTCATCTAGCACCTCCATTAGGGCATTTAGCCGTGGTGATACATCAAACTCCACAACTTCACGGGTGTCTGAATAAACAGCCCCTCCCGAAATCTGTAACAACTTTGTTAACTTTGCCGCCGCATTGACTGCACTAATTTTTTCCCCTGCCGCCTCAATAAGCATCTGATCTTTGATTGCTCTGTAGTAACGAATAACTTGGGGTGTCAACGGTACTTCACGGGTCTGATACATCACAGGCGGTAAGTCTAAGCATTGAGCTTTCTCAAACCGAATGGCAGGTTGCAAAGCGTTATAAACATCCTGCCTTGAAGTAGGCTTGGGTACGTACTTAAAGCGGGTAATCTGATGCATAACCTTGTCCCGCCAAGCAGTGAAGTATTTAGGTACACCCCCTGGATTTACAAGCTTAGCCAGCCCAAACGCATCTAGCGGGGACTGAGAAGCTGGTGTGCCAGTAAGCATCCAAAGCTTTGTAGAGGGGTTTATTAATTTTGCCAATGTTTTAAATCTTTTAGTCGTAGCTGTTTTATAAGCGTTTGCTTCATCAACCACAATTAGGTCAAACCCTAGTTTACTTATTTCTTCGGAAACAATCCCCACTCCATCGTAGTTAATGATGACAAACTCGTAGACTCCGTTGATTACTTTCTTGCGTTTGTTGGCATCTCCGTAGGCTACGGCAACGCTTCGGTGCATAGCAGTTTTGAAAATGTCGGCTTGCCAAGCAGAGTACATAATAGATAGCGGGCAGATGATTAAAACACGTTTAATTAAGCCCTGAGTCATCAGGTAGTCGGCAGCCCAGATTACTGACGAAGTCTTGCCTGTGCCAGCCTCATTGAAGCAAAAAGCCCTGTCTTGTAGAGATAGAAACGCAGCCGTGGTTTCTTGGTGTTTAAAGGGAGTGTACATCCCAGGCCACTTGTAATCCTTTTGTATCGGTGATGGAACTTTATCCCCATAGACCTTGGCTACTCTTTGCATTTCTTCAATGCCCCAATAAACAAGTAGCTCTGCATTTTTGCCATCATCCGATAGGACTTGGCTTTTTTCTAGGTAGTTTGTTATTAAACTAGCTTTATCCGAGGGTACGCTAAATTTAACAACTTCATTCTCAACTATTTTCACAACTGTCCTTTAACTAAATTTAACGGCGCCCCTTACGGGGGCTAGTCGGTCAAGCCTGTCACGCCAAGGAGAAGTAGCTAGTTATAGGACTAGACTTCAAAAACGTCGCTCAACAGACATGGTTACGGGGTAACAAATAAAAACAACCCCCACTGCCCACTCATGCCTTACAGCAGGTACTACTTTTTCTTTTTTTCCTTCTTACTTGTCTCTGATACTAAGTTACCTTTTGAATCACGCTTAAAGCTACGGTTCTTGGCGGCAGTAGTAATGTACGTACCGTCTTTATTAGAACCTCCTTTATCCATTGCTTTGCGGTGGGCTACGTCTTTACCTTCCCGTGCATCTGCTTTGCCGTTGCCATTACCATCAGGCATTTTTTTATCCAACGCACGACGGGCACGTTGACGCTCCATACGGCGCTCATGTTCGCCACGGGATTTTTGTTGATCGTACTCTTTATCGTACGGTCTAGGTTTATTAACGTAGGGCATTATCTTTCCTTATGAAATTCGCAAGATTTAACAGGACACCAGCCACACAGAGGGGTAGGGTTAGCTTGCCACACATCATTTTCGTACGAATGGTTCAACCTTTCAAGGTCATTTTCAAAATAAGACCACAGCTTAGGAATCTGATCCCGTGTGTATTCCTCATCCATAAAACTCTCATGCATCACGAACAACAACCCAGCCTTAATCTTGTTGACTTTGGGGAAGTGGGCAAAGGTCATTAGAGCCATCAGCTTTAACTGTTTTGGGTCAGGATAACGATTAGAGCCAGTCTTGTAGTCAATGATAAACGCATGATCGCCGTCCACAATAAGTAAGTCCACAATACCCCGTACCCACCTGCCGTTATCACGGAACGCACACGGTTGCTTGTCAGGTGTGAGTGCCATCTCATGCTCAGGATACTTAGTTCCAGGAATTGCAATTAAGGAGTCAAGCACAGGCTTAAAACGCTGGTAGTTTTTCTCTAAGGGTTTACCCTCAGCTACGTAGTCTTCGCAAGCTTTATGCACAACAGTCCCATAAAGCATCTGTTCCGTAGGTTGCTTCTCGTAGCGTTTTAATATCTTTAACTCCTGATATTGCTTGGGGCAGTTAACGTATTCCTTAAGAGAGGAAAATGACCAAGTAAAGCTAGTCACAACAAATCCTCTTTTCCAATACCACGCTTAAATAACTCTTGTCGTATTTTTCTCATTGCTTTTTCTTCAATGTTTGTAACACTTTGACGACTCATACCTAAAACGTCAGCAATGTCTTGCCTACTCATCTCAGGTTTGTTTAGATCTACCAACCCAGCAAAAGGGATAGGTTCTAAATCGGACATGGCATTAATCCTGTCCTCAGTCGTAAAAGTTGTCATTTTGAGGTCTTTCCATGGTTAGGGTGTTGGGCTAGGTTGTTCTGTCCTAGCTGTTGTATATCATAGCCGTGACCTTTTAAATATTCAAATAGGGTCTTACGCTTAGACTCAAACCACGGTTTCCATGTCCATGCTTCAAAAATAATTGGTGGGTAGTTGTTCTTTTTAATGGTTTCAATACCACCTTTGAGCACCTCAAGTTCATGCCCTTCTACGTCAATCTTAATTAACCGTACGTTTTTGTGTGCACCTGAGTCCAAGGTAAATACTACTAACGGCTCTTTGACACCCTCGGTTTTGCACTCGTAGTCATTCTCACGAACTTCTTTGTCCATACTAAACGCACCAATATTGCCCTCGCTAGCATAGTCAGGCATGGTAAGTATCATCCGTTCTTCTTTGTCTGACATTCCAAAATTATGACAGTGAACATTATCTAACCCGTTAATAAACGTATTAGCGCATAGCTGATAATAGACTATACGTTGTGGCTCAAAGGCATGGTAAATATGCTTTGATACTTTCTTAGCTAAAGGCACACAGAATGTACCCAAGTTAGCCCCAATATCTAGCACCTCACCTGGCTCTTCGTTAATTAAAAGCTTAAGACTTAGTTGATGTATGTCGTTCTCGTAGAGTTCTTGCTTCAAATGGTTTGAGATTAAGTCTTGCCCTTTAAACACAAGAAACTGTGTGCCATCTGTCTTTACTAGTTCGCAATTTGGTAACATATTATCCTCTTGGTAGTTGACCGCTAAAGTTGTATGTACCGCTATGGGTTAGGTTTGCCCAAGGCGCTGCGTATACTTTGAACCCTGCTTTACGGGCAATCTTGCAGAAGTGATAGTCCTCGGATAGCAGTCGGTTTGTATCTTCATCAATGCTGGTATCAAAGAACTCGCTAATGATTTTCTTTACTGGGTTCTTATCTACAATCAGAATCATGTCGTTGGTATAGGTTGGCACTAAAGGTTTTAAAGTATCAAAAACATTACGTTTAATAAGCATAAAGCCTGTACCACCGTTGTCGATTTCCATTGGGGTATTAATGTTGCCTGTTGTTTCATGAGCGCCACCTACCAAGTTAACTACAAATGAACCTGTGTAATTGCCTAAGTCTTTATAATCAACACCCCTTTTGACTGCATCAGATACTAACTGCCAGTTAATTTCTTTCTTGGGGTATAGACCGCAGATAATATCTTTGTCAGCATCAATCATGCGAACGATGTCTTTTGGGTCAAAGGTAATGTCTGCGTCAATAAACATCAGATGTGTTGCGTCTGACTGCATAAAGTCATAAGCCATGCCGTTACGGGCGCGAGTAATTAAAGACTCATTCATCATGTACGAGTAATACATTTGAATATTACGTGGTTGAAACGTCTGCACACAATTAAGAATACCCATGGTGTAACCGCCTGTGCATAGCCCACCATACATTGGTGTAGCTACAAATAATTTAGCGGGCTTCTTTGGTTCTATTGCTTCTACATTTTCTAACATTTAGTTTCCTTTTGGTTTATCTGTACTTCGGTAAGCATTGTATGTCGACTACTACATCAGAGGTCTGACCTGTGATTCTACGACGGGCAAAAGTAGGTGAAGCTCTTAGCCCTGCATCTTCACACATACGAGTAGCTTCTACTACTTGGGTTCTACTCATTGCTGTGACTTCTGTTTCATAAACATAAGCTACGGCTGGTATATTAGTTGTATTAGTAATAGGAATATTCTGAGTGTTAAATGGAGGTGTAAACACCACCGACTCAGGCTTCTTATTTGCGCAAGCTCCCAGCAATACGGTTAAAACGACTATTAGTTTTTTCATTTACTTCTCCTTATTCACGAACGTCAATGTAGTTTGCAAACTTAAACAACGACTCTGCTTTATTAAAATTTAATACCAACCCTGCTTGGCGAGCATCCGCCTCCATATCATCAAAATTATGAGTCTTTCTATTGTTTGTTAGCCACTCATCTTCCTCATAAGTTTCAATAGTTTTGTTAATCTTGTTAATGTAAGTAACCTTTGTCCATGAGACTGCCTTGCCGTTATGGAACAAACCCCGAACAACCTTGATGTGATTACTGTGATTCCATGCTTGTATATACCCAGCAATTCCGTATAAACCGTGCCAACCACATTTGCCTGTGTACATAACTACTGACCCAGCACGGTATTCAGACATAACTAACTTACAAGTTGAACCCCTTGGGTTATCTAGTGGCATAGCATTAATTGCTAACTCTTGGGCATTAACGCTCGAACACAGCAGTCCAACGCAAAAAAATAGTTTATTCATTTCTTTGCCCCCAATACTGCCATAGCGGAATTTACTTTATGTTTAAGTGCGTTAATCTCTTCTTCATCTTTGCGACGTTGTTCACGCACTGCTATGTTCCAAGCACGTTGCCACGCTTGCCATGCAATCTGCGCCTCAAGATTAGCGTAATCGGTGTTGTAGTGCGCCAAAGCAACTTTGCCTTTAGCCCATTCCTCAAAATCTTCTTTCATTTCTCTTGTCTTTCTGCTTGTGCTTTGTTTAACGCTATAGATGATTCCAACCCTTTTTCTAAATGCTTTATGTAATCTGCTTGGTGGCGTAGCATTTTAATTTCTTCAAGCATTTTTTCCATCAGGTCTGCGCAATAGCCCACAAAAGGAAATTTGGTTGTTCCATCAGCAACACTACGTGCTAGCCCAATAGCAATTTCAACTGTTCGTATGCTCACCTTTCTCATCATGCCCTCATCTCTTCATAATGACCAACCGCATAGTCTTTAATAATTTTGCCGTTTGCTTCGTCACCAACTAACATTGGGTCAATCCAAACTTTCTTACCTGACTTGGGCGCAGTTCTCCAATGTCCACGTCTCCAATGCTGGCGAGGAGAGGCATGTGTGCCATGTGGCATAGTAATTTCGGTGTCTTTTTTCTTGGTGTCGACTGTAATTAAACGGAACTCAACCAAAGGTTTCTTACCTTTGTTAACACGTTTTCTATTAGCCGCCGCTTCGTCAGGTGTAGGAGCAGATACATACATGTCCCCGCCTGATATGGTTAGCATGTGGATAGCTACAATGCCCTGACCCGCTATATTTCCTATTGTGTCGGGGTCGTTAAACTCTGCGTCGTTATAGTTTTGATAGCTATGTAGTTTTAGTTCTCCGTTTTCTATACCAAGATAGGTGGTACAAGCATAGAAAGACCGTTGCCGTGCATTGGGCTTATTAAAAATAGCATGTACTGCTACTTGATCGCCTTCTTGCACCATAAAATATGCGTAAAATAAATTAACTGTTCCGTCTTGTGTAATTTTTTCGCCTCTTCGGATTATTCCGTATTCCTCGTTATGTATAACCTCGTCGTTCGCACGAGTTTTTTCTCCTGTAATTATTGTTATCATCGGGAAAGGAAGTCTTATCTGACCTAAACTTTCAACCTCAGAGATCATTCGTTGAAAGTCTTTATCAAAATGATTTTCAAGAAGCACTTTTGGGTAATCAGTAATGCAATCACTAATATGTTTTTCTGCATCTTTATGCATGCTATAACATTTACCTTCTTTAGATAACTTAATATAGTCAGTAAAGGCAGTCAGTATTCGTTCTTTTACATGAGGAGTTTCAAACCCAGCTTTTACACTTGAGTATGTATCCTCTGCTCCAATTAAAGCTATTGGAAACAACTTTTGTGACTCTAATAAATGAGGGTCGATAGTTCTCCCTCCAGCATCTACTATTGCCATTCTTCCATCTCCCCATAGTTCTTACCAACTTGAGCTTCACATGCCACAGGCAATCCTTTAGCCCAGTCTGGTGGTGTTGACATGACCTCGACAATCCAAGCACAAGCCTCGTTTACTTCATCTTCGGGAACTACGCACACCGCCGCATCATGTACGGTTAGCACAGGGCGATAACGCTCAGTTAGTTTAAGCATCTGTTCGCCCACGATGATCCGTGCAAGAGCTTGGACTACGTTCTCCACAATAGACCCGCCCCATAGAGACACGGGGCCTTTGCGTGACTTGTATTCGTATCCGCTTTTAGTTTCATCAGTGTTGAGTTTTAGGTCGGGGTAGCGGATGTATAACCCGTTTGGCAACTTAAAGCCTTCCTTGGTAACAGTCACACACTTATGCTTGCCATAGTAAAAAGACTTGCTAGTCGGTTGCCAGTCAGCCATAGCTTTTAGCGCCTTGTCGCCTTCTCTCCAAAGCTTAACGATCATGTCATTGGTGTCTCTGTACAATTTAACTATCTCGTCACACTTTTCTTTAGTGAGGTCAGCGCCAGGAGGGCTAGTCTTTAGTGTGTGTTGTAACTTTAACGCCCCAGTACCATATCCCAGTCCGAGGATGCAGGTCTTGCCCACAAACCTTTCAACGGGGTTCTTTTTTGTAATTTCAACGTCGTATATTTTCGACGCAAAGATGGAGTAAACATCGTCCCCGTTGGCAAACTCCTCAACCAAGTCTTCCTGACCCGAAAGCCACGCAAGTACACGTGCTTCAATTTGAGACGAATCGCAGTTGATAACCATGTAACCTTCGGGCGCAACAACCGCATTCTTAAGGGCTTTTTTCTTTTTGTCACGGCTCGGAAGGTTTTGGAAATTGACCTTGTCCGACCCTGCCCAACGACCCGTATGCGCTCCGTAGTATTTAAGGGGAATCGGTAGTCGTCCTTTGTTTCTTGCTCCAACGTCAATAAAACGTTCAATGCGACTCTCCTCAATAGTTGATTTAGTCCCCAAACGCACCGCAGCGAGTTGCTGGATGAAAGGGTCTTCGTGTTCAGTTAGTGCTATGAACCCTGTGTCGTTCTTTGCCAGCGCATAGGTTAGCTTGCCAGTAGTCTTGCTTTCTTTCATTGGCACTTCGACACCAAAATCTTCTAGCACTTGTGCAAACTGTTTATTACTAGCTAACTTCTTACGTACATCTTCTTCGGTATCGCAAGATAACTTTTCTTTGAGCGTCCCCAATAACTGTAACTTCTCATGCTTTAGTTCTTCTAGTCGGTCAACCAAAAGAGCATCGTCCACCTCCAGCACAGGATTAATAAACATCCGCAAAGTCAAATCTATCAGTTGTAATTCGTCTGCTGGAAACGCACTCGACAATACTTGGAAGAGCTTAAAAGTTAGCTCCACATCGTTCTTACAGTATTCGCCGTACTGCGCAAGCTCGCTATTTGAGAAACCAGTTATCTGTTTGCCTTTAGCGTCAATGACCTCTGTACCCTTCTTGCCTAAGTTGTAACGCTCAGATAGGTACGCTAAAGAGCCTCCAACATCCACACCATTGGTCGCCCTTCCCATGCAAAGAGTATCGAGATATAACTTTGGTTTAATGCCAAATCGCCATGCAAGGATTGCACCATCGAACATCGTGTTATGACAAAGGAGAGCAGAATCGTTCCACGGGTACGTGGAAAGGTATTTTTGGATGTCAAGGTGTGAGCCAGAGAACCACTCAGTGATGCCCTCGCCAACCTTGACACCGACACCGATCACCTCAAAGCGTTTGTCCCTGATGTATTCTTCAGTTGTTAGCTTAGTCAGTGAGTAGTCTTGAGCGTAGTACGTCTCAAAATCTAGGGTGATTAGTTGCACTTAAATCCTTAAATAACAAATTCAATAGATACAAAAATAGGGAGCAGAGCATAAGCCCGACTCCCTAGAGATTACTTACTTAAATTCTTAATCTCACGATTGAGATACCATTGCGCCTTCTGTAAATCTTCTAACTTATTTCCTTTGTGGTCAGCACGTGTGATGTACTTGACTACGTTGCCAAGGTTATAGTTAAGAGACTTTGCCTCGATGAAATCAATCGTTTCAATCCCGCCCGCTTTGTAGTGTGGTGGGTGGTTTACCGCGTCAAAAGCATCTTTGAGGCTCTTAGGCAATATCGGTCTGTTCGACGTAGCAAAGAAAGTCTTGACCTTATTTGGTCTTCCACGCTTGGGTGGAACTCTATTTACTGGTGCAAGAGCCGTCATTGGTAATGACTTAGCTTTCTTCTTAGCGTTGTATGTGCATTGATACACAGAATTAATACTAACTCCAACGGCTTTGGCTACCTCACGTGCTTTAGCTTTTGGGTTCTTACGAATGTAGCGTAATACTTTGGTACTGTTTGTTAACTTCTTCATTTACTTCTCCTTTTTAGTTGAACTACGTTTTACTGCAACAATTCCTGATTCTTTTTGCATCATGGCTTTTGCTAGTGCTTTAGAGCGAGATGGAATTTCTTCTGCCGAATAATCACCATTTATGATGAAACCAATCATGGCAAATCCAGCGTACAACTTTTCTAAATACTCGTTGTCTTGCTCATTCACCTTGTTTGTCCTTTAAAAATTCTTCCATTAGTGCAATCGCCCGATTGAAGCCAGTTATGTAAGCTTCCTCAAGACCGCCCTCGGAAGTTACAAACTTCTCGCTTGCAATCCAGTCCTCAAACTCTTTCTTTGCTCTCATGAGAAATGCACCTCCATATAGTCATTAACATTAGATTCATTGATGACAAAAGCATAGCCACCATTCTTCTCAATCCGATTAAGGTTATCCATCTGCAACGCAGTCGGCTTGTTCTCTCCCGACTTAACCTCTAAGCCGTAGAACTTTCCTTTGTGACACACAACAATGTCAGGCGCACCGCTACTCCCGTAACCGCCTGTGGCTGGCATGATGTAATAGATTCCTTTTTCTTTAAGAAACTTCTTAACTACTTCTTTAACTTTTCCTTCGGGTGTCATAGCCATCTCAATCTCTTTCTGTTCTTGTTGTTCAAGGGTAGTCTGTCGCTTCCAAAACCTACCCCAATAAAGTCTCTCTTCTTTATTCACCACGCAATGCCATTAAAGATTTATAGGAGAGGATGATGCAAAACCAACTGTCACTTGCTCGCCATCCTATATCTCTGAAATTACTATCAACTGTCGTAGTCATCAGATGTAATTTAGTTACGTCATGGTCGCTTACAATCTGCTTCGCACTTGCCAGCACCATCGCCATCTTGGTCTTAACTTCATCAGGCAATGTGTGTTCATCAAATACCCGATTAAAGTTATCACCGACAAATATGGTGTAGGAGTTTCCTTCCTTATGCAGAGGGACACGATAGAGGTTGAAGTCATACTGGTGAACTACTGGGCTTAAATCCCTGAGCATGGAATCAATGTCCAATGTGGGTTGAACTCATCTACAAAGCGAGTAGAAACATTTATCAGGTCAAGGTCGGGGTTGTATCCACTTGCCTGTGGAACGATATCTGCAAAGAACTTGGTAACATTCTTACCCTCTGCATGAACCTTGTTCATCAGCATGACTGCCTTGAACTCGTCAGGCAATTCTTTCATACGCTTGAACGGTTTGACTATCTCGTAAGAGTAGTTGTCTGTACCTTGTCTTGGCATCGCTTTAACTGAACCTATAACTAAATGATTTAACTTATCTGCACCGATTGCATGGAACTCGTTGAAGAAAAAACGCTCAATATCTTTTCGCTTCTCTACCTTGATTCTATCTTGCCCATTCCATTTGTCAAGTACTTCTTTACAATTATTTAGATTTAATTCATTAGGACTTTCCCCTAGTAAGATAACCTTGAGCATCGTATGAATCTCATCAGCAGAAAAGCTACTGTTCTTGTAGTCACGACCATGATGAGCATCCATGAGTCCCATGCCCTGATTGAATGACTCGGATGGAAACTTATTTATCATTCCACTAGAGGGTGGAACGACATCTTGTCGCTTAAGTGTAGCCATCAGCGTTGAGAGTTTTTTACTATGCACAGTCTCTCGGTCAGCAGAGTCAGAGCCACGCTCTTTCTTGTAGAAAGGCGAGCGATAGTTATACACGTCATGCCCATCTTCCTTGTCAGCCCACACCTTTGCCACCATAAAACCGCTAGGGTCAGCAAGTAAAAAGCTAGTAGGACTACTACGACTTAGAGCATGAGGGTCAACTTTGTCTACGACCTTCAGACCATACTTAAAGTTAAGTTCTTGTATGAGTCTCTTAGCTGATGAGTTATTGATTAACTCACTGAGCTGTTCGGTTTCAAAGCCTTCGTATATTAGATTCATTTACTTCTCCTTATAGTTGTTCTACTTCTTTGCCATTGACAAACACATCCACGCCCCACTCACTTGGAGGGTACGCTTCGTTAGGTACATACTCTGTGAGTTTCATAACTGATGGATTACTCTTGTACAACTCCTTGTTCAGCTTCCGCTTTAGGTTACTGAACACTACGTCTAACTCCACCTCTCGACTGTAATAACTATTCCCATTGGGTTCAGCGAACGCACGATGTTTTGAATACATACTCTGAACGTCGTACGCAAGTGCGTACGCAATGCCAGCATCTAGTGGTGCAGTATTTAGATTCTCCTCGGCAAACTTAACAAGTTTCTCTTGCTCTTCACTGTGCAAAGACCAATTCTCTGTCGTTATGCCCAATGACTTTAATACGTCAGCCATCGCTTCCATGTAGCCCTTCCAGTCCATCGCTTTGAGCATGACCTCGTTGATTTTGTAAAAGTCTGTGTATCGGCTAAGAAAGTCCTTGGCATCCTTGCGACTAACACGCTTGCCAACAACTTTGTAAACGCTACTCTCATGGGGCATCATCGTCTCGCAGTTAAGTCTCATACCTTTAAAGATTGGATGAAAGATTGAACTCACATAGTTTGACTTATATATCATTCCACCATGACGTGAACTCCTCATGAACCACCCACTCGACCAGTTAGACATAATCATGTTGTCGCCCTGTCCGTAGTACGCACTCGTAAATTCAAACGTATTGTCCGAACGCACTATGCCCAACTCCCTAGGGACTCGCTCATAACTTTCATAGACGATG